GTTGTCTTGGGGATATAACAATCCTTTAGATGGTAATTCAATAATTTCGGTAGGGAATTTAAATTCTGTTTTTTGTTCTTGAGCAACCATATTTTATATTATTAATAACTGTTTATTATAAATATATACAAAAAAAAGAAGCTCGACATTTGTCGAGCTTTCTTTTATAAAAATTTAATCTTAGAAGTTCAAGATCATATAATCCATTGCTATAGTTAGTTCGATCTGTGAGGCTTCAGCATCTACACTCCAATCATAGTCAGGGAATTTAGCTGCTTTAATGAATGCTCCTTTTACGATCCATTCACTAACGATATCACCAACAGGACCGAGAATTTCAATTGTTAAATCTTTCTTATAGAAGTCAGAATAACCATCTCTACCTGTTACTGATTCGTGGTGTAAACGAACCCATTCCATTACAGCCTGAGCTCCTGAAGGTGTTATAGGATCATACAAACCTATTGTTAAATCACCCCACTTAGCTTTACCTTTTACTTTACGGTAAATATTAATGTGGTTTAATACTATTTCACCTTGATCGATTGATATTCCACCAACTTTATTGATTAAGTATGCAGGAATACCGTCAATATATAGATAAAATCTATTTTTTACTTTAGGTTCGTAAGCTGTAAAAAATATTTCGTTTGGATCTAGTACTGCCATGTTATATTTGGTTTTGTTTTATTATAAATATTATATTCTCAAACTTTTTAATTTAGCTTGGGAAAGTAGCTCCGGTTGGAGTAATATTGAAATCGAGATAGATAAATTCAGCAGTCTTAGTAGGCTGTAAATAAATAGCACCTACTAACTCGTTTCTATCAATTACATCGGCTGTATTGTTAGATTCATTCATTATTACTCTAAAGGCATATAAACCTTGTCTCTGTTGTACACTTTCTAGATATGGGTTAACTTGGGCTAGGAAATTATTTCTAGTAGCTACAGTATTTTGTTCGAATACTAAGTTTAGAGCTACTTGTGAAATATAAGACTTAAGAGCAATTAATAATCTACGAACATTTACTCTATCAAGAGCGCTAGGCTTAGTTTGTAATGTTTTCTGACCATATACTACTACTCCGGTATTTGGGAATGTAGCAATTGGATTAACTTTAGCCTGGTATAGATCATCTCTTTGAGTTGAGGTTAATTTTTGTTCAGCTCTAATTACTGTTCCTAAACCACCTCTGTTTATACCAGCAGGAGCAAACCATGGCTCAGCTACTTTATCGTTAAATGCATATACACCACCAATTACAGTCGAAGCTGGTACCCATACATTTTTGCCTAGATCAGGATCGACTACTTTAACCCAAGGCCAATATGAAGCAGCATATGAAGTATCTCTAGATTGAGCAGCACCTACTACAGAAGTTACACTGCTATTATAGTTTACTAGATCAAGCACATAAATATTATCACCTCTATCTTGAGTATTACTTATTATAGATGTTACTTGGGAAGAAGCATTAGCATCAGTTAATCCAGGAGTTAATAATACATTAAACTTATAATCATCAACATTAGCTAATAAGCTAATCATATTGTTATAATCAGATCCAACTAATCCTTGAATATTATTATTTATTTGATCATAAAATTTCATATTAGCAGAAATATTATTTCCGATAGCAGCACCAAAAGTACCAGAAGTTCCAGCTCGAGGCATTGAAGCTGTGTATGCAGGATTAGCTACACCATTACTATTTAAATAATTAGGCATGGGTGCATTTACTGCTTTTACTCTTACATATCTTGAAGCATTTGGATAGTTACCAGATACTTCAATTTGATTTGTAGTTAAATTATAATTTAATGTATAATCACCAATTACTTTAGAAATATAAGTAGCTGAGAATGGATCTAATGATAGATTAGTCCAAGATTCTAATACTGTTTTACTATTAGTAGTATCATCTCCTCTTCTGATTAGAAGAGTAAATAATCCTGAACCTGTATTGGTACCTACTATTTCAAATCTAACGTTATCAACTGAGCCACTAGGTAATACTCCACCCGCTGTTTGAGCAGGAAGGGTATTATTCATTATAATACCTTCAGAGAGAGTTTCTAATACAAATGGATTAGCAGCAAAACCTACACCACTAGATTGGGTAGGAATAGCACTACTAGAAGCAGGAGTCCAATCGGTTCCTGATCCACTAACTACTCTAGCTACTAATAATGTATCCCCACCATTTTGGAAATAATTGTAAGCAGCAATAGAAGTAAGATAAGTATATGTGCTACTTCCACTGTATAATACAGTTCCGAATTTGTTTTGGAAATCGCTATATGATCTTACTATTGTAGGAAGTTCAACAGGACCTTTAACTGTAGGGCCAATAATGGCGGCTCCTACAGCAATAGGTCGTGCTGTTAAGAATGACTGGTCGTTTTCTCTTGCTAATACGCCAGGTGATAATAGATATGTATTTGCCATTAGTTAATTGAGTTTTGTTTTATTATAAATATTTTGAGTCTTTTCAAAGTCATGTTGGGTTAGGAATGAACTCACCCTTTTCAAGGTTAATAGTTCCATCACCATATTTGTCTTGTAATTGTTTACCGAATGTAATTTCGGATAACCTAACTTCTTTAAGATTTTTACTTAATTCTTCTTTCTGTAAAAATAATGATTGAAGTTGGTATTCAATAAAACCAAATTGTTCAACTAATTGTGCATTTTGTTCTCTAATATTTTTTAATTGTTGAATTTCTTCTTGTGTTAAAACTTTGTTTTCCATATTATATTTTTTATGATAGTGATGATGACCGCCAAGCACCTCCAATGTATACATATATTCTATAGGTTCCAGAGTCGTTTACCGGTACCATTTCTCCTTCTCTACCAGTCCAAGTAGGAGCTGCCGATTGAGTTAATACTCTAATCGAACCGGAGTGAGTTACAGCAAATCCATCTCTTCTTGTTACTGAGGTTCCTGTTCCTACTATAAATCTATCGGTAGTGTTGTTTTGAGCATTGTATTGACCTACTACTGTTTGGTATGAACCTGATGCTATTGTGTTATTACCACCAGCATGGGATGCAATTCCTATAGTAATAGAGCCACTACCTTCAGCGTGTGAGTAATCACCTACTGTTTGAGTAAATAATCCTTCAGCATGTGAACTATTTCCATCAGCGATAGTATCACTACCTTCAGCATGTGCAGTATTTCCATTTACAGTCGTAAAATAACCTTCAGCATGTGAATTATTACCATAAACTAATGTACTAATACCTTCAGCATGTGAATATTCACCTATTACTTGGGTACTTGCTCCTTCAGCATGTGAACCTTGTCCATCAACTATAGTACTAAAACCTTCAGCATGTGAATATAAACCATTAGCTTGAGTACCATTACCTTCAGCATGAGATCCAGTTTCCGTTGTTGTAGAGTTATAACCTTCGGCATGTGAATAAAAACCATTAGCATTACTACCATAACCTTCAGCATGAGAATAAAATCCTGTAGACCCTACAGTATCACCTTGTTTTAAGCTAGATAGTAAATAATCATATACAAATGTAGGGTCTCCACTAAAAACATTATTATTATTATACTGGATTTCAGTATCACTACCTCCAGGAAGCCCTCCACTTCCTGTATCTACAGTAATAGGAAATGTAGAGCCATTACCTTTAGTAAAAGTAATAGTATTAGAAGAAACAGATGCTGTTATTAAAGCATTAGGAGTATAAGATGCTGTTGAAGCAAATGAAGCACTTACTGCATTTAGTACATAAGATGCAGTTTGAGCATTTTGTACAAATGAAGCGGTAGAAGCAAAACTTGATGTTAATATACTGTTAGATCCATTAGGACCAAAAACTCTTGAACTTGTTACAAATGAAGCAGTAGAAGCAGTTCCTAATAAACTACCAGTAAAACTAGCAGATATTATTCCTGAATCTATATTTGCTTCATTAATATTAGCGGTTCCATTAACTGTTAAATTGGTTATTTCTAATTCACCCGTAGTTAATGTTCCTCCAACTGTAAGACTTTGTGATATTCCTACACTACCTGAAAGATTAGTAGGTCCGGTTACAGTTAACGAGCCAGAAATTGTTATATCATAAGCTTCAGTTCCGGTAAAAGCATCAACTGATTGGGTTACATGCCACGGTCTTATAGTTTCACCAGTTGTTATATTTGTCTTCGATAATGTAGATGCCATTTTTTGTAATAAATATTATAAGTTTGTTGTAGTTTCTGTACCAATAATAATTCTAGAACGGTTCCTAAATTTCTTTATAGCTGTTAAATCTTTTTGTGGTACATCAGGTATAATATGACCTCTTAATTGTATATCAAAATTACATTTAACTACTCTTTCATCTTCGTTTTGTAACTCTACTGCTGTGCTAAAAGAATCAATTTTAGTTCTAAACTTAAATTTTTCAGGATTACCCCAATATGAATCAGAAGCATATTCGATTGATTCTACAATTTTATTTAATTGTTCTACATAATATGTAAATATAGTGCAACTATATTTTACTGTTAAATAATCAGGAATTACAGTTGCATAATATGTTTTTTCTGGTTTTCTATTATTTAATACTGCAAAATTATCATATGCATTATTAGAAGTATATTGTTTATATGCTATACCATAATTAACAGGTTGAT